AACACCTCCACGGGATATAAGGGTAATTTCTGCCGAGTCGAGTGACTTGGATTTGAACTCGCTGTTGTTTGCTACGCCTTCATCAGCAGACAAGGATGTGACGTACTGTGTTGCACCATGCTGCTTGCGTAGCATGGCCGCACCTGTTTCTGCTTGGGGGATGGTGAAGTCGTTGCTGGTAATATCGGTAAGATTTCCCATGTCATCTCCGCTCACAATGCTTCTATTCGTTGTCCAGATTGCTTCGATTGTACCTGCTATCGGGTCTTGTCTCGTATCTGAAACAGATAGCATCACATCGGTTCCAATGACTGCTCTATCGAACGATAATAAGCGAAGTTGTGCTGTTGTTATATTATCGCCTTGCAAGAAATACGTGCCAACAGCATCAGACACATACACACCGCCATTAACGGGAACACACAAAGTAATATCGCCAGACATACGCACAAATCCATTGCGGAAGTCGAACCACTGGTACGCGAATGAATCACTCTGGTAAATAGTGTCACCCGCCACACATAAAATGTGCCCCTTAAAATAGCGAACAATGGTTGCATTCGGTGGCGGTGACTTGAACAATGACTTGAGCGTTTCGCCGTACTCCATCAGCGTGACTTCTGTAGAAGCTGCCCCGTTGATGACTTCGCCAATCTTTAGAAACTCTGTTCCATTGGGGCGAGTCGCATAGATATTTATCTTGATAACTTCGGGGTCAGTGCTGGAAATGAGTCCGTCAATGCGAACTCCTCCACCAGAAGTAAGGTCAATCACACCAACGTTACTTGCGCCTGATTCTTCACCGTTTCCACGAACATACGTCAGGCGAATCTGGTATGTTCCACGGGGTAACGACCCGCCAACAACTGAGAGCATCGCACCGCCATTCGGCGCTTGAATTCCCCATAATGCTGGGGTAATTCCATTGCGAAGGATTCCTCGCTGTAAACCGTTTGACCAGTACACATCATTATTTACAAGCGCATAGCTCACGGCTTCGCTACGCATTCCTGTAGCTATAACAACTGGTGTGTCTGCGAGACGATATAACGTCCCTTGGCTCACAAAGTAGATTCCAAGGTGGCAAGACCACAAGCTATGGCACGCTTGGTTGAACACTTTCACGAAGCCTTCACGACTGCGGACGCTTCCAGTGTTGGTAATATCCACGTTATAAGCTTCTGCCATTGCGCCGTTTGGCATGCGCTCAGGACGATTGACATTGTTGTAACCGGATGGAAATCCGGCATGTTCAATCAGTGGGCTTACGCGTGGCGGCTTATTGATCATGCCCAGAATACCTCAACATGATGAGGCACGTCATGGCGCGTAATCCTTCTCAGGTCTGAATCTGGGCGAATGCCAAAATACTTCTCGAAGCTGTCTAATGCGCGGTCGGCGCGTGACGGGTCAAACAAGTCATGGTCTGGTACGTTGAAAACTTTATGCAAAACCCATTGCACGAGTTTGACGTGGTGAGCCACATTGAGTTCTGGAACATCGTCCATCGCAGAAAGCTGCTGCAGTGGAAACCGATAGCCTTCGAGAATAATCATACCGAATGAACTTGGTGTTGGAACAAGGCGTAGTCCATTATCAGTTTGAATCACATACAGTGGAAGGCCATAAGCATCTCGCCATGTGTCAATCATTGAGCCATAAGAATCAACCCATCCTTGGTTTTCAGTCTGATCTAGCTTGTCCAGGTATTCAGCGGACACGATGCCAAGATTGTTTCGCATCGTTTCGCCGTCAACGATGAAGCTACAATGTGAAAGCTCGAACAGTGCTTGGTGAAGCGGATAGCTTGCCTGTCCTTCTGTTGAAGTTATGCGGCATACTGCGCTATCAGTGTTCTCATGAATCAGCCGTCCACGCAACGCAGCCTCTTCTTGTGCCTCATTTAACAGCATTATGACCTGAGCATCAGAGACAAGGTAGGGAACTACGCTGTCAAACGCCTCAAAGCGATAACGGTTAATCAGGTCTTGAAGATTCATACGACACCAAACTGATTGATGAGCATAATTGCGTGTTCGCGCATCTTCTCAATGCTTTGGCGCTTGTCCATCTTCTCGCGGTAGTTGTGCAACACATAGTCATGAACTGAATCTTTGTCCATCTGCTCAATGCGCATTTGTGTTTCAAGAAGCTGCTCAAGCACTTCATCGCGCTGCTTTTCTTTATCTAAGCTTTGCTCAAGAATGAGTGCCGTATCATCATCAACGGATTCATCGGACTTTTCAAAAATGTCATAGTGACGCAGGAATTTGTTTGCCAAGTGTGACGGCACATTACGAGACTGACCTTTCTCGAAAACTAGCCAGCTTCCGTAAATCGCGTCTTCCCATGTTGCGCGCTTACCAATGTACCGGACTCCAGACATACAAACACCTCAGAATAATTGGTGCGCAGGTTATGCGCACCGGCGGGGATTACGCCCCGGTAAGAACGCCAGATACGAGAACCGTGATACTAGAAGCCTTGACGTTGGTCGCGCCTGCTGCGGTAGCAATCAAGCGCGCATTCTTCGGTAGGACGACATTCTTTGATCCAGTAGCACGGATGCGGCCAACGGTATTGACGGCAGCTGCCGAAGCGGTGAAATAAGACGCATCTTGAGGAACGTCAATCGAATCGACACCATCCTCGTACTTAAATCCAAGCGTCCACGTAGTCAATGCGGTTTGTGCCGTGGTGACGATGATTTGAGCATCGTCCAAGCGCATACCGGACGGAAGCTGGCCAAGGTCAATCACGTCGCCAATCGCAACAGCAGTTGCTACGGTATTGGAGTCGGTAATGTAACCGTTGTAATCCGTTACAAGTGGGAACTTGAGAGTAGTAGCGTTACCAAAGGGGGACGCTCCGCCGAATTGGTTAACGATTCGTTTGCATACAATAGTAGCCATGTGTGTTTACCTCATTGGGGCTTTCGCCCCGTTAGATTTTAGTTGCGTGTGCCAATGGTAGAAACAGCGGTGTCAACTGCAATAATGCCGTTGTCCGTGAACTCTTTGCCCAGGCCGGTATCGACTTCAAATTTGATCTTACTTACGCCACGAATCGCGCCAATCAGCAATTCAATCTTGTCGGCGTGGTCAAGCTCCTTCTCGCTCCAAAAGAACGGAATGCCAGACTTGTCGGACGCTGCAAAGGCTTCTGCAATTGCTTGTCCGCCGAGAATGAGCGAGCGGTCAACTGCAAACCCAGTGCCGAACGACGCAGGTACAACGCAAGATGACTCGGTTTCGCTGGTGTTCGATGCGCAATAATTGATGGTATCGCCCGAGTAGAAGCGAATCGGACGCGGCATCTTGATAAGCAAGAACCCGTTCCACAAGCCAGCCTCTCCCAAGAACAATGGATGCTGATTAGCCTGGCTTGCACGCGCCATTGAACTTGCTTGCAGCGAACGGAATGAGCTATCCGATGCAAACTTGTTGTACTGCGCTGGACTCATCATCCATACGCGAAGTGGTGAATCAGATGCCGCTTTATCGCCCTCGAACATGACGATCGGGGGAGGCAATGGAATCTGATCAAGCACGGTGCGCATTGAATCCACAACGTCCATTTTGAAAATGTCAGTTGATTGCAAGTCGACTTCACCAGCCGCCACAGTGAATGGCTTAACCGCAGAACCATCGGCAATGTAGTGACGGTTTTTTGATGGCGCTTTGACCTGGTTCACCATGATGCTATTGAAGTCGGCATCTGCGTTGGTTGGGATAACCCACTCAACGTTGTTATGGAAGCCGCGAGCGCCCGCCATGTGAACGAGCAGGGTTTGATCAACATAGCGATCCATAAGGTTTTGCGCGACTGGACGGCCAAGGGCGCGGAAATCAACAGGTGAACGGATAGTTGTCATCACGTCGCCCAAGTCGATTGGGAAGCGCGCTTGGTCAACACGAAGTTCGGCTTGCGTGATAGACATGCCAGTACCGCGACCTTCGGCATAGGACTTGCCCATGATCGGTTTCGCGTTGGTTGGATTCAACAGGTGGAAAGTCACGTCAGCGCCGCGACCTTTAGAAAGGTCGGTACAGCGCACAATGGGCATGTGTTGGGTAGTTTGTTTACGCAATGTAGCTTCTGCGCCAGCCGTGCCCTTGGGCATGGGACCGGTGAGTCGAGCTATTGAAGAGTTGCGCTGCATGTGAGTTGCGAACAGGCCGACGGCCTGGTCGATCATGTTCGTTTTATCACCATACGCAGCAAATGTTTTTTCGCCTGCCATTTTTTAAGTCCTCTAAACTTGATTGTTCATGTACGCCTCACGCTGCTCTGGCGAAAGTGCCATTACCGCGTCGATCTGCGCTTGGGGTGTCATGCGGCGGATTGCTTCAAGCCGACCCGCATTGTCTGCAACTCGTCCGCCCGGAATATCGGAAAGACTCATTGGTGTTGATGGTTTTGCCTTGGATACGATTTCTTTCGCTTTTGCCTTATCTTGATTGGCTGTTGATACGGGCTTAGTTGTTTCGGGCTTAGCTGTTTCGGCCTTGTACTGGCCGAACACCTCAATAATGTCCTTAGCAGCTCCCGCTGTAAGAGCATTAGTCAGTGCCTTCTGCATGAAGCCCGGCTTACTTGCCATCCAGTTCTGAAACTCTCCGCTCTCGAAAATAGAATCAGCGTCAGGGTGCGCACTGTAGATTTCTCTGTAGTGTGCATCTGCTTCCGATTGCATCTTCTGAGCTTTGATTGGCTCTAGCAGCTTCTCTACTTTCCTTGACACTTCCGCATCAACAAGCTTAAGAATGCCCTTCTTCAAGTCTTCCTCGGAGAAGTCGCCAAAGAGTTCTGGATCAAC